GAGGCGCATTTTACAAGCGACTTGGAATTTTAACCACTTGTTTTTACTATGCGCTAGTCTGTCTTCCGTTGCACAAAAAGCACAGAAGCGCGCAAAAAAGCTGAAGAGATTACGCAGATTTTACGCAAGAGCTATTGATACGCTTATAGCGTCAAAACCGCTTCCACGGGCTGATACGGTTGATTAACTGACCGCGATCGGATAATTTCCAGCCGAACCGGATCAATAGCCCGCGCCCGGTTTTTCCGTACGGGATTCGAAGCGCGTAATCCCAATACGTGAACCAGCGTCCCGGCATTTTGTTGACGGTAACAAAATGGTATTCGACATGCGTGACGGGCCGATTCATGGGAGCGCCAATCCAGTGCGAGAAGCCGGACACCGGATTCCGCCAGGCCAGCCAAATCCAGCGATATCGATAGGTTCGGTTCTTGCCGTTGGTGAGCCTCGGCCAGATGGGATTGTTGCCGTTCAGCGTGCCGTTGATGCCGGTCGGATTCTGCCATGGGCCGAATAGCCACGGCATGAACTCGTCATCCGGCCCGCAGAACAAAAGCCCGAGGGCGACGGCTGGGAATCCGAGCGCCCATAGGAAAAGCCAAACGGCGAATAGGCATAAGCTTATGAATAGACGAGGAATGGCGATCATGTGCCCGCCGGGAATCCAGGGTGCGCCGGCAGCGAATCCGGAATCACGTCCGGCCTGGGCTGCGAAAGGATCGCCCGGAGCGCCTTTCTGTAGTCGGTGAAGGCCACCACGTCGGGCGCGTTGATCACCGTCGTTCCGGTTGCCACGGCCTCGGCGATGCGCTCCATGGTGACGCTGGTTTTGGCGAGCGCCGTCAATGCCCGGCTCTGATATTCGGCCCACAGCCACCCGTTATCCTCCACCCAATCGGTTCCGTCGTGCCGCCATTTGCCCGGTTCAAGGGCAAAATCTTCAGGTACGTCGATGACGATATCGCCGGGATCGTTGGCGGAAACGAAACCGTGCGTTTTAAGGATGCGCGAGTTTGGATCGATGAATGCTTTTCTCATTCTAGCCCCCATTCGGCACGGTGTAGCCATCTATCGAAAGATATAGCCCACCCGATGTTGCTGGAACTGAATTTATCCGATAGGCGATGCTCTGGCTTATATTTGGTATGAATATGCTGCCATCTGCCGATGCCGATTGATTGGCTGCGGCAACTTGAGCCCCCGCAATTCTGCGGCCATTATTCTCGAAAAATCCACCGTCAGGCCGAACGTACCCGGCGAATGAAGTCGCCGAGGTATGTTGTACAAGAATAGTGCCGTGCAAAAAAATCAACCCCGGTAATGGAGGAACCAGTGATGAACAGTCGATGCTAGTCATCGTTGTTTGTTGCCCTGCCGCCAGAATCTGCGTTGCGCCACCGTCCGCGATACCGTAGCTAACAGTGTTTCCAGTACACACGACCAGGCGCAACGCGCCGCTAGAGTTGAGATATACCGAACACGCATACGCCCAATGGGTGTACCCTGACGGCAGCGTAGGCCCGGTCGGGGGAGCCGTGGCGCTTGAGATCGTCGCAAGCGTCGTTCCGTTCCAAATCCAGTAGAAGTGTACCCAACTGGAATTCGAGAACGCGCCGGCCTGATCGCGTCCGTTCGCGGCGGGTCCGGCGGTCGAAATGTTGTTGGTGATCGCGGCTCCCGGATTCCAAACCGTGACCGTCTGGTTCTTGCTGTTTCGGAGGACGATGGCATCGGCGTCCATGTCGAATTGCGTGTTCGGCGTGCTGGAGTTGTTCGCGCAATTGCAGCCGATGACGCGCATGGAGCCTTCATGAATGCGCGGCATGCTGGTGTTGGTTGCCGTCATCAGTCCGAGATCAACGGAACTTAGGCCGCTATCCAGGGTGCCGGACTGGTTTTCGACCGTGATGGTTGTATTCGGGTCGTTGTAACTGGACGCGGCAACGACGCTGTAAGTCGTGCCCGAGGTGTTGGTCGTTTTGATGCGCCGACCGACTTCATACGAGGCCGTCTTGTCGCCCGGTACGGTGAACGAGATTGACGATACGTAGGTGGGCGTATCGCCCGAACTGATCCACTCGGAGGAAGCGGCTACCGATGTAATCGCTCCGATGACGGGATCTAGCGTTTTGATCGTCGAGCCGCCGGAATCCTTGATGACCAGCTTATAGCTTCCGCTGCCGAAATAGACGACCGCTTCGCCCCGAGAATCTAGCGTTTTGGTCGTGAAGCTTGTCGACTCGCTGGAGTCTCCGTATGCTGTTTTCGGGGTCGAACTGCCGGACTCGTAGAACTCCAGCGTTCCGCCCGCGAGTGGATCGCCGTTGCTGTCCTCGAAACGCAGAAGCGGGTTTGCGGCTGCCGTCGCCATGGTCTAACCTCTGAAACGAAAAAAACCCGCATAGGGCGGGTTAGGTGACTAAAATGTTGACTAAAGTTGGTCGGTTCGAATGGGCCGATTTCTATAGAGCGCCAATTGCTCTATTGCTGTGGCCCGTGGTATTAATCAATTACCGTTTGCGCTCAAAACGCATGGTCAAGGATCGGTGGTTTTGGGCCGACGCTCTTCTTTGTCGATGGGGATATTACATTTAAGGGGCTGAAAATGAAAAAGCTGATGCTGGTTAGCGTTTTGGTTCTGTCATCCGGTTGCGCGGCTCAACGATTACCGACGCGCGCCGATCTTGAAAGACCGGCCATGAATCGGTGCGATTACGTCCTGGGTATCGATAAACACCCAGAAGAAAAAGGCACCAGAGAGTACCGGGAATGCGTGGCGGACACGATGGACGACATGTACAGGGACGCCATGCAAGCCGTCGCCACGGAACAACAACAGCGCTCGCAATTCGCCAGGGATTACTTAATAATTCAGCAGATGAACAGGCCTCAAGAGATTACTGTGCATCATCGCCCGTTTCCGTTTTGATTTCGAGCGGTATTGATGGAAAATCTTGTTTTCTGGAAAGCGTTCGTCGCCGGACTCAGCGCCACGCTCGGCGGTTGGCTGATCAAGGAACTGGGAAGCTGGATTATCCGCCGCTTGCCGAATGGCAAGGCAAAACGGATTCTCGGCAAGGAGCTATGGTGATTATTTATTGGTCAACTTGTACTGCGCCGCCATGGACGCCAACGACGGCGTAATGCGCTCCGCGATGCGCCCGGCGATTTCTTGTCCGGGATAGCCGCCCAGCATGTATTTCATGCCGGGGCGCGAAGTCGCCGCCCACCAAAGAGCGCCTAGCGTCGGTTCCGCGTATAGCATGCTTCCGGTTGCCGCCGTAGGTCCGAAATAGCCGATCAACTTTTCAGCCGTTCCAGGCCCGACATCCGGAAGCGTATTGCCTAGAATATCGTTGGCGAGTATGGCTTCTTTCTGCATCAATGACCGGGTGCGTCCGAAAGACCGCTTACCCTTGGTCTTGTCCATCCGGCGAATCGCGCTCAAAAGCTGCCGAGGCGTTACCACGCCTTGAGACTGTGCGCCAATCATCGCCGACGCGTCTTGTAGCCGCAGGAACTTCGCGTATTGCCGATCTAGCGGGTGTATCTCCTTCCGCGCTTCCTTCGGTAAGGATCGATGAATCATCTTTTTCAAGGACTTTCCAATTTCCTCGAACGCTTCACCCAAGGGCGCGTTGCCGCGATTGAACGCGGACTGCTTCCATTCCCTGATCTGCCCTTCAAGAATTTTGATTTGATCGCCCCGAAATCCGTTGCTCGGCGCCAGCGTGTCGAGCAATTCCGACATGCGGAGGTCGAATTCGCCGCGCCCGCCGGCCCCCGTTCCAAGCTGCGCGTACTTCCGTTCGAGCCGCGCCATGTCGTCAATGAACTGATCGTCCAGATTGATGAAATATTTCCCGAGAAGATTCTGATACCGATTGCTGAACTCGTCCGCGATCTCGCCCACCACGTCGCCAATCGCCGCGTCTTTCGGCGTCCTCGGGACGAATCCAGGGGGGGCAACTTCCTTTGCGATAACCCGGTTCCAATCCTGAAACGCCTTGCGCTCGGATGAGCGAATCATCGGCCCGACAATCGGCCACGCCTTTGCGCGTTCCTCGACTCCTCGAACGACCTTCCCGACGATACCAGGCTTATCGGCTTGAATCGCCTGCCCAGGCGTAAGCCTCACGCCTTGCCGCATAAGCTCTTTCGATTCCTGCGTCACGCCTTTCGAGAGCGGCCCACGCGTAAGCCCCTGAATGCCCTTTCCGATGAGTCCGCCCGCCGCGCCGCCTATGCCGCCCGATACCACGTTCCCGGCCACGCTCTCGCCCGTCCGCGTCGGCTGTAAAGCGCCCATGACCGCGCCGATGGCGGTTGATCCGGCCACCGTCCCGCCGCCCGGTATGGGAGCCGTGGCAATACCGATAGGGATAGCGCCGGCTACCGCGCCGACCTTGCCCGCCGTGGTTTCCATCAAAGGCGCGTCGTGCTTTGCCGCTTCATCGATGTTGGCTTGAATCTCGCGCATGGACTGCGCCGTACGCTCGTCCTTCGGAAGAATTCCGTAATTCTCCAACGCATTTATGGCCTCGATGCCGCGCTGAGCGATGCCGCGCCCGGTGTCCACCATGGTTTTGCCCATGCCGGCGCGGAATTTCTCGAACGCGCTCATACCTTCGGTCGGGTCTGCCGCTGCTTGAGCCTGCTGTAACTTTCCGGGGTCGATACCGCGAGCCTTGAACAGGTCAACGGGTTGTCTCCTCGGCTGTTCGACTTCTTCGGCTTGCGCTGTTCCCATGGGATTCAAGGCCCCCATGATCTTGGAAACATAGTTTTGGGTCTCCGGAAACGGCGGAACCCCACCATGTTCCTTAACGGCTCCTGGCCCCGCGTTATAGGCCGCCAGCGCCAGCTTCGGGTCTTTGAACTCGTTCAGCATGGCGGACAGGTATTCCGCGCCAAAGCGCACGTTCTCGGCCCGGCTGTTATCCCGCATCGGCTGAACGCCGTAGCCGGGGTCTTTGGCTGTCGCGGGCATGACCTGCGCGAGTCCTTGCGCCCCCTTCCGCGAAACGGCGTTCTGGTTTCCGCCGGATTCCGCGCCCACCAAAGCACCGAGCATGCCCGGCGGCAACCCAAAGCGCCGTTCGTAATGTTCGACGATCAAGTCTCTGGCCATTACTGCCCCTCAAGCATCTGAATAACCTGTTCGGGCGTCATGCCGTATTGCTGTGCCGTGAACTCTATATCGCTCATGTCGTATTGCTGCGACGACGGCGGAGCGCTTGCCGATGGACTGCCGCCGCCACCTCCCCATGATCCCGTCGCGCCTCCCTCCTGTGGTGATTGAGGCAATCCATCCTGGAACGGAGACATATCGAAGCCTTGACGTCCATAAATCCGCAATCGGCGATTCAGTGCGTTTTCGACAATCCGCTGTTGTCTCGCAAGGTTCTGCCGCGCCTGCTTCGGGTTCATGCCCGGCGAAATGATCGCCTTTTCGAATTCGGCCTTTTCCGTCTGCGTTAACGCCCCGCCAAAGAGGCTATGCCGCACGTCGTTGATATAGCCCTGGTAATCCTGCCACCACTGCGCTTGACCTGGACTAGCCGGATCTCCAAACGTTCGCCCCATCCAGTTCTCAACACGTCCTAACGCCGGATTTCCTGCAAACTCATCGACGAATGACTGATTCAAACGCCGCAGCGTATCAAGTTTGTCGAGTTGGCCTGTCAATTCCTTGGTGATCATGTGGCCCGGCGCTTTGAGCGTAGGCCTATCCGCCGGTCCGCCCGGTATCGGTTCAAGGTTTCCATTCGCGCCCCATCGATAACCGGACGGCGGTTTCGATTGCCCCCCTCCCATCTGCGCGATTCGCTGGCGTCGCAAATCCAGGGATTCCCGTTGATACGGCGTTATCGGGCGACTTGCCGATAGCTCGGCTTCGGCTTTTTTGCGCTCCAAGTCATACGGCAGTTTCGCCGCCTCCATCCGCTGCGCCTTGGCGACATCCAGGCCTATACCGCCGCCGGTCAGTCCGTAGAACGCTTGAAGATCCGGTTTTTTGGCCGCCATGTCCTGAAGCTCGGCAGGATCGAACGCCCCGGTCTGCCCGAGCGATTGCACGAACCGCGGATAAAGTTGCTCAAGCGCCGCCTGGTGCTGCTCCGGCGGTAGCGTGTCGAGATAGCCGCGCAACCGTTTCGCGCCTTCGACCACGAATTCATGCTTTTTGCCGGCGATATCGGTTTGCGCCTTCCGTGCCTGGACTTGCTTGTAACCTAGCTCAGCCTGTGCCTTCTGTGAATCCAGTGCGTTTTTTTGAAGCGATAGCGCGGTCGAAGGATCGATCGCCATGATCTCGCGCAAGGTCGTCGGCGAACCGATATCCGCGTTCGGATTGCTCAATAGCTCGCCTAGCCGGCTTCGAACCTGATTTTGCCGGCGTATCTCGTCCATTTGGTGCAAAGCGCCAGCGCCCCGCGCCATTTCAGCGAGACTCGGCATGTACGGTGTCGCCATGATTACCCCAAAAGACTACCGAATTTAGGTCCGAAATTCTGAAACGCGGTGTTTGCGCCGAGATTGTTCGCGAACGTGCTTGTATTGCCGCCGCCGCTGCCGCCGCCGCTTCCGCCAAACCCACCGCTGCCCGCATACATGCCTAACGAACCGATGCTATTCAATGCGCTGGATAATCCGGAGGCCATCGCATTCGCGCCCATCACGTTGTAATTGCCTGCGGCGTTGACGGCATTCGCCGTGCCCTGATTGTTCGCTTGTTGGCCTTGAAACGCCAGTTGCGCCAACTGCCCGAGCGTTTGGAGCCCTTGGCCCGATTGACCGGTGAGTTTCCCGAACTTGGCCTCGCGCTCGCCAACCCGAGCCGTGTAATCCGCCAAATGCCCCGTATAAGCCCGCCCATAGGCCGAATCTAATAGATTCCGGTAGCGGTCGTAAATATTGCCGAATTCGTTGGAGGCGAAATTCTGGCCATACTGCTGCAAGGCTTTCCCGGTCTGGCCGGATAGCAAGCCGCCGCGCGCCGCCGCGCTGTTTTCCACGATCTTTTGGCCCTCGTCCCGGCGGAACAGATAGCCGGGATCGGTTTCCCACTTGCCTTCCGAGATCAGCCCTTTGTCGAGCAAGAACTGATAGGTGGGGTCTTTCCGGGCATCTTCCGGCGTGAACGAGAATTCGCGCCACAGGTTTTCCGAGAATTCGCCCGGACGCACCGCGCCGCTTTTCTGTACCTCAGCCGCTCGCTGGATATCGGCCAAGCGCCGCCCGGCGTCGTCCAGGTTTTTCTTGAGCTGTTCCTGCTGCGCC